AAGACCTTTTATTACATTACCTGTAACTCCTAACTTTTTATTAAATTGATCTGCTAATCTAGCTTGTTCTTCTAAGTCTGAAATAAGTTCGGCCTCATACGCTAAGGCTTGATTTAATTGTTCATTAGCGACTTCATCTGTTATTAACCCTGATTTTTTAGCAATATTAATTTGTTGTTCAATAGCTTTTATCTTGATATTTCTATCTAGAATTTGTTTCTCGATTTGAGCTCGAGTTAAAGAACCAGACTTAAGTTTTTCTTGATTAGATATTAATATGGTAGAGGATTTAGCTAAACTATTAATACCTTTAGTAATATCATTTGTTAATGATTTACTGAAACTAGAAGTATTATCAAGGGCTTCTTGAAATATGTCACCAACCTGAGAGGATATATTACGGAGAGCGTCTTCAACTATCTCAGCTGTCTCTCTTGTTCTTCTTTCTATTTCTTCAGGGTTAAGGTTATTAGCCATATATTATAAATATTTAAAGACATTACTTTTTAGATGCCTTTGTCACATAAGTAGGTACCTGAATTGTTTTGTTTTTAGCTGCTTCTTCTTTAACACTACCTTGTGTCCAGCTATCGTCATTATTGTTGTTTGAAGTGTTATACCAATCTTTTAATTTTTTAAAGGTATAAACACGTAACCATATAGGCATGTTATAGATTGTATTGTAGTCATAACCTCCATTTCCATGGAATACTATCTCATGGATCTGATTGAATAAAGATAATCTAAATTCAGGGATACTATCAAAGGTCAGGCCAAAAAAAGTTTAAATTAATTGGGATGTTGATGTCCTCCTCAACACCATTAATAACAACTTTAGTTGATAAATCAATATCCGGAGCAACACTTTTCATGTACTTTCTTAAAGCCATAGAATCCATAGCTAATAATCCATTTTCAATAAATCCTTTAATAAATGTTTTATCACTATTACCATCTACAGAAACAATACGATGTTTTAAAGTAGTTGTAACTTCTGAGGACATTTCTTTATTAATTTTCTTTAACCCTTCAATTTCCTGTTCAAGAAGTTCTTCATCTTTTATAGTTAAAATCTTAAACTCAACAACAGTTCCTGAATTGGGTAAAGTAAAGGTGAAAGTACCTTTAGGAGAAATTAAATCAGCATTAAAAGGTTTATTTTCTATTGTAGATAAATCAACAGTATGTTCTTTACCTCTATAAGTAAATGAATATTCTTTCCCATAACCTAAAATACGAGAAGCTACTAAAATAGCATTTTTATCACCAGTAGTTAAGTCTTTAATATCAAAAGCATTCATAATAAGTGCTTCTAATAATTTGTCTAAAACAATACCTTTTGTAATGTAATTCTGGTTAGATAAAATGTCTTCTTCTTTAGCGGTCATGTATTTCATTTCAACTGTACCTTTTCTTAAAGGATGACCGTTAGGATAAATTAAACCTTTTGAAGGTAATTCCACAACTTCTGTAGGAAACTTATATTCATTCATAAACTTATTTTGTTATAAATATATGAGAAACAAAAAAGCTCGCAAAAAATGCGAGCTCTTTTATTGTTTCTTTGTTTATTAGAAATTCAAGATACAGTAGTCAGGTTGTACTTCCATTGTAATATTCACAGCAGTATCAACAGTATCCCAGTTGTAATCACCAAAGTTAGCTGAAGTAATTAAAGCTCCTTTAATAATCCATTCTGATACAATATCACCTACAGGACCTAATACATCGAAAGTTAAGTCTTTCTTATAAAAATCACTATAACCATCTCTACCAGTTACTGATTCGTGATGTAAACGAACCCATTCCATTACAGCTTGTGCGCCTGAAGGAGTAATAGGATCGAATAATGTGAAAGTGATTGGATTCCATACAGTTTTACCTTTAACGAAACGTTGTACGTTAATATGGTTTAACGGAACAGTACCTTGAGTTAAAGTCACAGCACTAACACCTTTAATTTCATAAGCAGGTATACCATCAATATACATGATAAAGCGGTTTGCCTGTTTTGGTTCAAAGGCTGTGAAGAATATTTCGTTGGGATTTAATACTGCCATTTTATTTATTTTGTTTTGTTATAAATATTCTATTTTTAAAAAATTATGCTGGGAAAGTTACTCCAGTTGGTAAAATGTTGAAATCCAAGTAAATGAATTCAGCTGTCTTAGTAGGTTGGATATAAATCTGACCTATTAATTGGTTTCTATCAATTACATCAGGAGTATTATTACTATCATCCATTACTACTCTGAAAGCATATAAACCTTGACGCTGTTGCACTGATTCTAAATAAGGATTAATTTGATTTAAGAAGTTAGTACGAGTAGCGATTGTGTTTTGTTCAAACACTAAGTTATTAGCAACTTGAGAGATATAAGATTTAAGAGAAATTAATAATCTTCTTACATTTACACGGTCAAGAGCAGATGCTTTAGTTTGTAATGTTTTTTGTCCATATACTACAACTCCAGTTCCTGGGAAAGTAGCGATTGGGTTGATTTTGTTTGTATATAAAGTATCGCGGTTTGCTTGAGTTAATTTCTTTTCAGCTTTAACTACATTACCTAATCCACCTCTGTTAATACCTGCTGGAGCAAACCAAGGCTCACTTACTGAATCATTATAAGCATAAACACCACCTACCATAGTTGAAGCTGGTACCCATACTAATTGAGCAGAATCAGGATCAATTGTTTGAACCCAAGGCCAGTAAGAAGCAGCATATGAAGTATTTTTAGCTTGTGCTTGAGTAACTACTTGAGAGATACTTGAACTAAAAGGCACTAAATCAGATACAAAAATATTATCACCTCTGTTCTGAGTGTTGTTGATGATTGAAGTAACTTGAGAAGCACCAAGTGGAGCTTCAGAAGCAAATAAACCAGGAGCTAATAATACATTGAATCTATAATCATCTTGGTTAGATAATAAAGCAATCATGTTATTATAACTTGAACTTAATATACCTTGAGTATTACCTACACCAGATACAATATTGTTATAATACTTAGCTCCAGCACCATATAAATCACCTGTAGCACCATTAAATGAACCACTTGCGTTTGATGGAATTGAGCTTGTATATTGAGACTTAGCTACACCTGTGTTATCAAAATAGAATGGAGTAGGTGTTAAAACATCACTTACATAAACATATCTTGAGTTATTAGGGAAGTCACCAGCTGTGGTAACTTGATTATCTACAGCATTGTAAGATACAACTTGGTTACCAATTACTCTAGCTACATAGTTAGGAGCTGTTGGGTCCATTGATAAGTTAGTCCAAGTTTCTAAAACTACAGGATTAACAGCATTATCATCACCTCTTCTAATTAATAAACTGAAAGTACCAGATCCAGTGTCACGGTTTGTGATTTGCCATCTGATATTATCGGATGAACCTGAATCTATTAAAGATCCACTAGCATCTAATGAACAAGAACTGTTCATAAGTTTACCTTGAGAAATAGTTTTTAATACTAAAGCTTCATTGCTACTAGCATTATTGATTCTACCACCTGAACCTGAAGTAAAAGCGGAGGTAAATGTACCACTTACAACTCTAGCTACTAATAATGTTTCACCACCGTTAGCAAAGTAGTTATAAGCAGCAATTGAGGTAAAGTAGGTGTAAACTTGGCTAGCACTTAAAAAAGTAGTACCAAATTTGTTTTGATAGTCGCTATAAGAAGTAACAATTGTTGGTACTTCAACAGGACCTTTTACAGTAGGACCTATAATAGCGGCGCCTACAGTAACAGGTTGTTGGGTAATAAACGATTGGTCGTTTTCTAATGCTAGTACGCCAGGGGATATTAAAGTTTCTGCCATGTTCTAAAAATTATTGATTTTATTCCATGATAAATATCATAGAGGAAATCAAAAATCAATTAGCAGATTTTAAATATAAAGAATATGATAATAAAAATTTATGTTAGGATTTTGTGTCTCAAAAGTTAACATGTTACCCATCAAACTGTTAACTGTTATTGATTGGGCTCCACTGCCTGAAACTGTAGCTGTAACGAAACAATCTTGCCCTAATATCTTTCCTAATATTTCATTTATAGTAATTGAAACTGTATTAGGTGTGGTACCTGTTTTACTAGCACCTGCTATAAATTTAAATAAAGCAGAAGGAACAGGCGCACTACCACTAGGATAAGCAGCACCATCAACTAATAAAGGTGTAGGAGTTATATCAGCATAAGAGGCAGAAGTTGCTTTAGATGAGGTAACATTTAACACATTAGTAGATGGGTTATAAGTCATTATATTACCATCTTCTTTATATATTGTTTCATAAGTTGCACTTGATGAAGCAGCAAATAAAACATTATAATTAGAGTTAGTATTATTATTTAAAGTAGGATTTAATTTAGAGGCATTAAGAGAAGTAATAGAATTAACTGCGTTACTAAAATAACCACTTCCTGTAGTTGCACCTGTAAAAGTAAATGAACCTGATAATGTTATGGAATATCCTTCAGTACCTGTAAAAGCGTCTATACTTTGAGATATATCAGCGGCTTGAACAATGTTGCCATTTATAATATTAGTTTTAGATAATGTCTTTAATGCCATATATTATAAATATGTTAAAAAAATTAAGTTACACTAATTAAAATACCATCTGTAAAGTTTAAATTTTGAGATCCTGGAGGATTACCTACAATAGTTACTGTACCTGTATAACCACTAGGTTTTAAGTTTGTACCTACTCCAGCTGAACCAGATGTCATTTCTAAATAATATCCTCTATTTGAACCACCTGATTCAAATATTCTAAATTTGTCTTGATAAACATCAACAGTTACTCCAGTTAATAAATTAGTATTTGTAGCAGGTACATTAAGAAATAATTCTCCACCTTCATCACCTGCTTGATACATTGATCTTAAATTAGTTTTAGCTTCAATATCAGCATTTGAATAAACTGTACCTGTGGATGATATTGATCCTGTAACTGTTAAATTTCCAATAAATCTACCTGATCCTGAAACATCTAGTTTATTAGTAGGACTAGTTGTACCTATACCTACATTACCTCCGTAATCAAATCTTACTCTTTCCCCACCATAGTCTCCAAAGGTTAAAAATCCTGAAATGCTATCACCACCTCTAGTAAAACCAATATATCCATTTCTGTCGTCGTTGTAGTTTAATGATTGTACAAAAACATTATTGTTAAAGTTTGAACTACCGCTGTTGTATATTCTAAAGTTAAATGCTGGTTCAGTGTTATTTAGTAACTTAACCATTGTATTACCAGGTGCTTTATCTAAAGTTAATAAAGTATCTGGGGATGTATTATTTAGTCCTATATTACCATTATCTAATACAACTAAGGATGCTGTAGCACCTGAATTTTGTATTCTTAAAGCAGTAGTAGCACTTGTAGTACCTGACCCTTGTATAGTAGTTTGACCACCTTGTAAAGTTGTGGTTCCGTTTACATTTAATTTAGCTGATGGGCTATTAGTTCCTATTCCAACATTACTGGTTGAACTAATCCTCATAGCTTCTACCCCAGAAGGAGACCAGGTAAATTCGCTTGCTTCTGAGTATATTCCACCGTAAGCAAAAGTTGAACGATTGTATCTATACCAACGTCCACTTGATGGATTCCATTCAAAACCATCAGCTCCTCCATTAGAAACTACAAATTTTTCATTAGGGCTTGAAGTACCAATTCCTACATCTCCTCCAGAACTAACAAATACTCTACTAGTTCCGTTAGTTTCTAATTGTAAAGCTTGAGCATCATTTGTCCCTACAGTAGCTATTGTTCCAAAAGAATTACCACCTTGTACAAAAGCATTTGATACAAAACTAGCAGTAAGGGCAAAAGATGATGTTACTGCTCTTGATGAAGAAATAGCAAATGATGCACTAGTTGTAAATGATGAAGAAATAGCTCTTGATGAAGAAATAGCAAATGATGCACTAGTTGTAAATGAAGCACTTAAAGCAAACGATGAGGAAATAGCTCTTGAAGAAGAAACAGCAAATGATGCACTAGTAGCAAAGGATGCTGTACCTTGCAATGAACCTGTAAATCCACCGTTGGAGATAGTACTACCAGTAATTGTTAAATTTCCTGTAAATCTACCCGATCCAGAAACATCTAACTTAAAAGAGGGTAAAGTATTTCCTATTCCAACATTTTGATTTTCATCAATAGTCATTGCTAAAATTGGTACACTAGTGTTTGCTTGAGTACCAAATAATAAACGACCTTTAAAAACATCACTTGAACCTGAGGTGGGGTCAAAAGCTGTAATATTGGCTATAGGGGATGCTAATTCATTATTACCTCCTCCATAATCAAGTCCTCTATAAAATCTTAATTCACCCGCACTTCCAGAAACTCCACGACCAGTTCTATTTGATATACTTAAAATAGAGGCTGTGTTGGAATTAGCTATATCAAGTATAGATGATGTTGCAAATGGTGCAGTAGTTGAATTAAATATTGAAACTCCACTAGAACTAATATAAAATTGACTAGTATTAAAGGCAGTAGTACCATTATCTAAAATGGTTAATCTAGCGGTTGATGAAGAGTTTTCTACTCTTAAAGCAGTTGTCGCTGATGTTGTTCCTGATCCTTGTATAGTAGTTTGACCACCTTGTAAAGTTGTGGTTCCATTTACATTTAAAGTAGTGGAAGGAGTTGAAGTTCCAATACCTACTCTACCTGATCCTGTTATTACTAAAGCTGATGTTGCTGAAGGTGATCCAACAGTTAATAAGGTTTCTGAAGAGGATCCTGATATTTGTACTCTAGATGTTAATGATGATAAAACAATAGGTCCTATACCTATTCTTCCACTATTGTTGTATCCAAAAGAAGCACTCATAGGAGCATCAACTGCGGGTTGATATAAGAAAGTTAAACCTCCTCCAAAACTTCCATTAGCACTTGTTTTAGTTCCTACTATAGCTCCTATATTTACTAAATTAGCTAAATTAGCAGAATCATAAGATTGTCTAAATACTAACATTCCTCCGTACTGATTAACACCAGATGAAGAAGGATAGGCTATTGTAATTTGTCCATTAGCTATGTTAGAAAATGTTGTTGCCTCAGGAGCACTTCCAGCTGATGAAACCCCTACGTGAAAATTGTTACTTACACCTAATGCCCCTGAAACATATACTCTTTGACGTTCTGATGAATTCCAGGGTAATTCCATTCCTATACCACTATATTTAATTAATGGTTCAGATGAAAAAGCAGTATCAGTAAAATTGGTTCCGTTTATTCCAGCATAACTAGTACATTTAAAAATGTCTCTTTCTTGTTGAGACCAGAAATTATTAGGAGCACCATTATAAGCTACCCTTCCTTTAACTGAAAATACTCCTGCAAATCCAGAGTTTATTTGGGTATAAAAATAAGGGCTTCCATTGATTGGAGAAATTTTTAGGGCATCTCTTTTACTACCCGCCCAAGAAGCTGAATCTAAACCGTTTAAGGTAATGTCAGGAGATGTTATATAAACAGTAGGATTTCCGCTTGAACCAGTAGCATTAGTAGGTAAAGGTCCTGTACCCAAGAAATAGTTACTAGGAAAACTTCCAGAAGCAGCTACAGGATTGTACTCACCTGCTTCAATTTCAATATTTTGAGATTGAGTTACAAAGTAAGCATACGAACCCGTTCTAACTATATCAGTTGCTATTTTTTCAAAAGTACAGTAGTCTGCTCTATTTACATAAATGTTAGCATTGTATTGACTGGCAATATAACCTCCGTTAACATGGATAGCTGTTATAAAAGAAGCAGAAGCTGGGTTAGGATTACCTTCTAGAGCAATACCGTATTTTCCTCCTCCTCCAATAATGGTTGGATTATCAACTAAAACTAAGTAAGTACCATAATCGTTATTAGGGCCAAAAGATTGACCTTGTTTAAAATACAAACCAATTGATCCAGAATTTGTAAAAGGAATATTAGTTGTAAAGTTAGTAATAAAACTTGTCCATAACCCATCTACAAATAAAGATGATGTGTAAGTTCCGTCTGTTAAATCAGCATCTACATATAAATTATCTACTCTAATGTTTTTAGAAGAAGAAATCATAAAAGCATGTCTAGGAAAAGATCCAGCCAAACTTTTAGTTACCTGAAATATTGCTCCTTTATCACACCATAAATTAGCTGATATAGAAACTGGAGATGCTATTTTGTATGTTCCTGGTGGTACATAAACTGTTCTTCCTCCTCCTATATTCCAAGATGTATTTACAGTAGGTGATGAAGCAGCAAAAGCAGCATTTAAAAAAGGAGCATTATCATTAGATGAAGTATTAAGTCCAAAATCAATAGCATTTAAAAAATTATTTAATAATAATGAGGCTGTAGAAGCAAAAGAAGCAGTAACGGCGGTAGTAGCGGAAGATGCTGTTGCAGCGTAAGAGGCACTAACAGCATTACTTATGCTTCCTGAAAAGTAAGAAGCTGTACTAGCAAAAGATGAACTTAAAGCATAAGACGAACTTATAGTTTGAGAACTAGATATTGAAAAAGAAGATGATACTGTTCTAGAAGAAGATACAGCCCATGACGCACTGGTTGCTTGTGAACTACTTAAGGCATAAGATGATGATAAGGCATAAGAAGCAGATAAAGCATAAGAACTACTCAAAGCATAAGAACTACTTGTTGCAAAAGAAGCACTAGTAGCTCTAGAACTACTTAAAGCATAAGAGGCACTAGTGGAAAAACTAGCACTAGCTACACTCAAAGAAGAAGTTAAAACAGGTGTAGGAAAACTACCACTATTTCCAACCCAAACTGATCCTGAAGGTAAGTTGGGTAAATTAGCAGGACCAGGGTTTAATACAACTCCTTGTCCTCCTGATCCTTCTTTAGTAACTATACCTAATACTTGTACTATTGCTGAGCCTGTTGGTCGGGTTGCTGTCCATCCACCTCCTGTAGCAACATATACTTCTGTACCTGGAGGATAACCTGTTGTATCAACACCTGTAATTAGACCTAAAGCTATACCCCTACCTGTATTACCAGAAGGTATATTATCAGCGGCTATATAAATTACAGGCATTTTAGCAGGATTACTTGCATCTGCTATAAAAACTTTTGGATTAGCTCCTACAGAACCAGAAACATAAACAGGAGTACCTTTAGATAATGAAAAAGATTCACCATTGTATATAGACTCATATAAAGTATTTACATATTGTAAACTTAAATTACCATTTCCATCAGTTTGTATAAAAGAAAATTCACCATTATCAGCTATTGGATAGTTTAGTCCACTTGCTGTCAAAGATGTCTTTACAATAAAAACATCAGCATATGATGAAGTAGCAGCATATGAGGATGAAAAAGCCCTTGATGCTGATAAAGCGTAAGAGGCACTAGTAGCCTGTGAGGCACTTAAAGCATAAGAGGCACTAGTGGCATTACTTATACTGCCTGAAAAGTAAGAGGCAGTTAGGGCATAAGAGGCACTAACAGCATTACTTATGCTTCCTGAAAAGTAAGAAGCTGTACTAGCAAAAGATGAAGATAAAGCATAAGAGGCGGATACAGGTGTACCTGCTCCTGGAGTTAAAATTACTACTCCTTCGTTATTAACTGTTAAAACCTTGCCTTCATATCCCTCATTGGCTTCTGTAAAATTATTTACATTAAACGCTATAGGTTGGTTAAAATAGCCCCTACCTTGGCCTGGTTTGTCTAGTCTATTATTTATATTAGTATTTTGTTCAGCCATTCTTTAATAATATTATAACACTGAAGCTGAAGGGTAAAATTGAGTGGTATATGAATCATCATCAATTATTTCTTCAATAATAATCTTAGTTTTATTTGAAAACTTCTTAAGAGCAGTGACATCTTTTTGTAGTATGTCAGGAATAATATACCCATTTAACTTAATGTTAAA